AGAGCGCTCTTTACCTTCGGTTTCAATGATTTGTTGTAAATGGAGTGAGATACCATTTGCATTACCTGAATTGGTAATTTCTAAATTGCTAATTTCGCACATAACTTATTGTTTAAATTTATAACTTGAATTTAATTAGGAAAGACTTGATTGACAAGTCCTTCCATTATTTAATATTTTATTCGGTATTATACTATACCCCAAGCACCTCGTTTTTGAAGATTTTGTTGTAATTTATTTTTTACTTCTTCTTTACTCATTTCTGGTTTTACACTCCCATCACTGTTTAATGAAAAAATAGGTTTAAACTCATTAAATTCTTCATCAGAAAGCATTGGATTTGCATATAATGTAATATCTCCATTACTGCTTACTTCAGCACATCCATTCTCCTCAGTCATGCTATATATGCCTGGTTTCAAATCAGATAAAGAATCATAATCGATTCCATCTTCATTATCCTCAGAAAATTCTTTTTCATAAGTAAATGAATTAAAACTATCTTTATCGAATCCATCATACCATTTATTAAATTCATTTTCATCAAATTTATCTAAATTAAATCCACTGATTTTATCTGATGCAGGATCGTAATAACCACCTCCACCAGAACCAACACCTCCTAATATTCCATCACTAAAATCCAAACCAGCAGCTTCAAGTTTTGATGTTATATCTTCTATTTCGTTTAATTGCTTAAATTCGTTTTCATTAATTACACCTGCTAAAAATTGAAAACGTGCTTCTGTTAAATTATTTTTCATTTTATTTTTATTTTATACCTGCAATTTTATTCCAACGATATTCAATTTCATTCATTGGTTCTATTTTATCGTCTACTGCATTCATTCCTGAAGTGTCTGTTTTAGTGTTTCCAGCTACGATTTCATCGTATTGATCCATAGTTAAAACTTGACCATCTTGACATAATTCAATAATTTTATCTGTTGCTTGATGTAATGCTTCGTCATTAGTTGCGTCTTCACGAGCAAATTCGAGTAAACGAATAAACATAGGCACATCAAATGCTACTACGTCTTCTGGGTTTTGTTGATTTTGGTCTTCCATATTATTATTTGTTATAAATATCTAAAAACATATCACTCTCAAACCATCCTGTTAAGATATATTTAGTTGTTGTATTGCTTATTTGGCCTTTATGAGTAAATATCCATTCAGCTGGCCAAATTAATAATTTACCTTGTTCTGCTTTTTCTAAATGGTTTTGGTATTTAAATTCAGTACCCCCATCATTAACATCATTTAGATAAATCATCCAAACTAATATTCTTTGAAGTCCATTATTGTTTTCAAAATGCCATCTAGCAAACCCCTCTCCTGGATTGTATTTTTGCATGTTGAATTTTCTTGTTTCAATAGGAGGTAACCCATTTAATTCAGGGTATAAATCATAATACTCATTTAATTTTTTATTTAAAATTTGATTTAATTCTTCCATTAAAGGAAACCATAATTCCTTTTCATTAATGTACCACTCTGATTGAATTGTATTTTGAAAGTATATATCTGTAGATTTTTTATGGATAGTTCCATCATCTAGTCTAGAGTCACAATCTTTTTTAAGTTGAGACTGTTCAAATGAATTAATAAATTGCTCACAAAGTTCTTTGGAGAAAGCATTAGGTTGAGAATAAAGACAAGGAACCATTTTATAAATTGAGTTTTGAACCCAATGTAAAAAAGAAAGTTGGAGGAGTCAAATCAGATGATAGATTTGATTTAATATTAAAGTTTACTCTAAAACGTTTAGTTAATGGTATATCAAATGAATTACCTAACATAACATTAAAATTTTTATTTATTTTCATTATTGGGTCACTCGTAATATAAGATGTTGGAGAATAAAGTAAAAACACTTCAGGTGTAAATTTTACTTTAGTTTTTGTTTCTAATGGTCTCATATAAAACCCAGTTAATGAAGGCCCATACATTTGATCTCCTGAACCTAAAAATCCAGCAATTAATGATACGTTATAACCAGTAACACCTTTTTTACCTAATAATTTAATGTAAGTATAACCCCCAAATGTTAAATGATCTGTAAATGTAGTTGCATATGTTAATGAATAGTTTCGAACATGACTAACAGCACCATTTGTAGTATACATTTTAGTATATTTACCTGTTAATGCTAATTGTTTAAAATTTAAATGTATCATCGAAGTAGCACCCCAGGATTCATTACCCATTAATGAAGATTTTGATGCTGATATGCCTAATACTGGGGTAAATGTATTATCTGCATTTTGCATTGCTGCTAAATCTCCTTGAACTACTAGTGGGTTTGTTGTATTTACTGTTTTAGCTTTCTTTTCGTCTTTTTTACTATCGGATTTCTTTTCGTCTTTTTTTCCTTCCCCTTTAGCATCATCTTTCTTTTCTTCTTTACTTTCAGATTTAGACTCTGATTTGCTTTCTTCTTTTGATTCGGATTTAGATTCGCTTTTACTTTCAGATTTAGCTTCGGATTTTGCTTCAGATTTAGCCTCTGCTTTAGCTTCAGCTTTAGCCCCACCTGAAGATCCACCGCCTCCCCCACCAGCATTTCCACCTCCACCACTTGGGGCGCTTCCACCACTTGGTGCTGAACTACCCGCTGATGATGCGCTTGAACTCGCTGTAGATGATGCACTTGATGATGCACTACTTGATGCTGTATTTGAAGCTGTACTTGATGCTGTACTAGCAGCGGCACCAGCAGCAGTATTAGCAGCAGTACCTGAAGCTGTAGATGCAGCTGTTGAAGCCGCAGTACTAGCTGCAGTTGAAGCCGCAGTAGATGCTGCGGTACTAGCAGCTGTTGATGCTGCCGTCTGTGCTGCTGTTTGAGCTGCGGTTTGAGCAGCAGTTTGTGCCGCAACTTGGGCTGCTGCTTGAGCTACTACTGCTGAAATTGTGTTAGATATTGTTTGGGTTTGGGTTTGCTGAACTACTTCTTGAGCTTTACAAACATAAGCTTTCATTTGCTCATTTACCCATAATTGTACCTCACCTTTGGCGGCTTCAGCATATGAAAATGAACGAGCAGAACTACGATATACAATCAACACAGAACCCCCGATCGGAACATCATAGAATACCATTTGTTTCGAACAGGGGTCAAAATATGCGTTGGTAAGTACTTGTGCCTTACTTAAAAATGAAACAGTTAAAAGTAAGAATACAAATACATACTTCACTTATTAAGCAACTAATGCTTTGCTAAATCCGTCAGGACAAGTTCTAGTACATACTAAAGTTGCAACAACTGGTGCTACTGCAGCTCCGATTGCGATACCAACTCCTGCTGGAGTAGCCCACAATGCAGCTGAATCTAAGCTATAGTAAATACAATTTGAAATTACATTTTTTAATAATTGAGCATCAACACTTCCACCAACACCAGGTATTGCTAAAAATCCAGTTGCTACTATTTCTCCCATTGCAGTTGATACTGCCATTTTAGCCGCCATATCCGCAATGTATAAAACTGGGGTTGCCATAAATGACAATGTAGTTGAAGTTGCAGCTCCTGCTGGTTGGGCTGGAGTAAATGCAGCAACACATCCCATTGAGATAGCAGCTGTTAATCCTAATCTACATGCATTTTCATCTAACCAAGCATAAGCAGCCCAAGCATAATCATCAACTACATCAATACCTTCCATTACTCGTTTTTCAACTTCTGCTGATAATATTTTAAATTCATCTGAAGTTACATCTAATCCAGCATTTGCTAATTCTGTTGTAGTACTAGCTACTGTTGCTGCGATGCTAATTGTTCTAGCTTCAACATCATTTTCTAAATGTTTAGCGTAGTTATAAGTATCTGTTGCTATTTTTGCGGCCTCTGCTGCTGCTTCTTCTGCTTTTCTAGCAGCTTCTTCAGCTAATCTTTGGGTTTCACGTGCTGCGGCTTCAGCTATACGTTGAGCTTCAGCTGCTTGTTCTGCAGCAATTCGTGCTGCTTCTTCAGCTGCTCTTTGAGTTGCTTCAGCTGCTTCTCTAGCTAATCTTTCAGTTTCTCTTGCTGCTGCTTCAGCAGCATCTTTAGTTGCGTCGTATGCGTCTTCAAAAGGTTTTGTGATTTTATCCCACCAAGCCATATTTTTTTAAGTTTAAATTGTTTATTAAGCTAATAATTTATAATACTCTTTAAAATGCTTGATACGATCAGCTAAACCAATTGTACCACCATTAACACGTTTTGTAATTTGAGTTACAACTGCATCGGAAGCGCCACTATCAGCCATCTTGTGTAATCCATTTTTAGTGAAAAACCAAGCAGCTGAGAGTAAGGCATATTTCGATGAAACCACATCTGGGTTAGACAAAATGTCTTCTCCAATGGCCTTACCGAATGCAGTGTAATTCTCTTTACCAGTTAACTGTATGTAACCTCTTCCGCGAAATTTATATCCTTCACCTGATGCTTCATTACCATTACCCATTCTACTTCCATAGACACGAGCAGCAATTTTAGCAGGTTTGCGTTCGTATTGAGCAGCTAATGCAGCTGTTGGAAAATATTTTTTAAATATTCCCATTAGTCCTTTAGCTGAATAATTTAAATTTTCTTGAGTTGCACGGAAACCACCTGATTCGTGTCCGCATTGTGCTAAAAAGTGGGATAAACGTAATGGTGTATTAATACCAAATTTAGCTGCTGTGTCAGGAATCATTGCGATTACTGCATCTGGGATATGTCCTTTTAAATTAGATAATTTTAAATTACCTGAATTAGCAATTGGAGCGGCTGCTGGTTTAACTGCTGGAGTTGAAGTACCAAACATTTTTGACCATGTTCCATCTCCAACAATACCATCAGCTTTTAATCCATTAGCTGATTGCCAAGCTTTAACAGCGGCGTCTGTTTTAGGTCCAAATTTACCAATGGCTTCTATACCTAATTTTACTTGAAGCTTTTTTACATCTTCGCCTTCGGATCCTAGCTTTAATAGCATCGTTTATTGTTTTTATAGTTAATTATTACAGTTGTACTCTTTGTTCTTAGAATTGGATTTTATCCAATTTGTAAGTTAAACCTAAGCCTGGTGTGAAATTATTTCCAACTAGATTACCAATAACCCAAATTTTAAGTCCTTCTGATTTTAAAGGAGCATATCCCAACCATACATTTGGCTTATTTACATTTCCTACTGGTTGAATACCCATACCTAACATCAATTTCTCGCTAGCAAACATACGGATAACACCAAATTTCATAGTT